TACACCGGGGCGAGTGATGATCTGCGGCTGTATCACGATGGGACGAACGGCTACGTCGACAACAACACAGGCACCTTGTTTTTGTCTGGCGTTGATTATGTTCGGTTAACTGATGCCGCACAAAGTGAAACACTCATTAACGCGGCGATCAACGGAGCCGTCACCCTCTACTACGATAACGCGGGAAAGCTTCTCACTACATCTACAGGCGTTCAAGTGCAAAGTACGACAAACGCACTTGTGGACATTGTAGCAGGCGCAGGGTCAACTCCTACAATCAACTTCTATCAGGCAGGAAATAATCGAGGTGCCATTACTGCCTCCAGTTATGGAATTAGCTTTCTTACTGGGGTTGGGATTGGAGCAGCAGGCACGAACAATATTGTTGATGATGCTTCCACTGGGGCAGGTTCAGCCACTCTCTACATCGGCAACGCCTCGATCAACGTCACATCTGACGTACGAGCCAAGCGGAACATCCTGAACTATTCAGGTTCAGCCCTTGACGTGCTGGCCGATGCCAAGATTGTTGAGTTTGACTATATCCCCGAGATGATTGCTGATGAGTCCGAGTATGGTCCGTCGAGCCGTGGTCGCTACGTTGGCATGTTGGCTCACGAAATGAAGGGCTGGGCACCGTGGGCCGTGAACGACGGAAAAGGGGAACGCAATGGCGAGCATCTCTGGAAGGCAGAGTATGAACACTTGGTTCCCCTTCTGGTGAAAGCCATCCAGGAACTACGCAGTGAATTTGCGGCACTACAGAACTAATTGACTTACTGGAAAATTAAAATAAAACGGAGTAAATAGAGATGGCGTCTTCATGAAACTTAACAGAAGCGCAAAAAACAGAAGTATCCAAACTTATTGCCGAAAGTGCGTCACCGGAAGATACGATTACTGCCTGGGTGAGTAGCCATCTTACTACGACTTTGGGAGTTAGCAGGCGCGCAAGATTACATGAGCACATAGCTAATGTTTGGGTACAAAAAGGTGAAAAACAAGAATCGCTTAAGGCATCAGACCCGGCTGATATGGAAACCGAATACGAGAAGTATTTCCCATCCGAATAGTAAACCTTACCTAATAGTTTATAGTCAAGGTTTTTTTGATTAAAGTTGTAGGAGTGTGTTAACTTCTATAACTTTTTTCTATTGGAAGTGTTATGAATCAACCGCAACAGACGCTGGACATAAAGAAAAAGTATTACATTCTAAATCTTGCCGGCGGATTAGGGGCACGAGTTATTCAAACTTGCTTCATTCGCTCCTTGATAACCAAAAGAAAAGCAGACAGAAATGACTTTCCTATTCTGGTAGTAGATAATAGTTTGATAGGTGAAATGGCTTCGCAGGTATTGCGCAACCAAAATGTGATCTCTGTAAAGGTTCCAGAGGTGCCAAACTCTTACCCTCATCATCCGGGTTTATTGACGATACAAAATGGCAACAAGGAGCATCCTATTTGGGTAGATACTTGGCGCGACAGCTATAAGCAAAATCAAAATGGTTGGTTATGGGAGTTATTAAATAACAATTGGGAAAGAGCATATCATATTGAATATGGTTTCAGCCTCACCAAAGCTATTCACAAATACAAGAAAAATAATAGTAAAAAAAGTTTCATCGGCTATCATTATGCTGCTGGTATGCAAGATTTAGAATATGATGGTGGCGTTCCAATGTTGGAAGTATCGCAACGAGAGGAACAAGTTGATAAGTTTGCCAACACTCAAAACAAACCGTTTATTGTTTTACATTTGGGTACCGATTTAAATGCCCAAGATTATATGTCATCCATCAACTATCGGTTTCATAAAGTATGGAGTATGGAGAGATGGGCAGAGTTGGTGCAAAAGTTAAAACACAAATATAACTTTGTGCAGGTTTATGCTAACGAGCACAATCCAGAAATACCCGATGTTATAGGTATTAAAGTAAACAATCTCAACCCTGTATTACAACTACTACAGCATGAACGCTGTCGCATGTTTATTGGCATTGATAATTATCTTCCGCACCTTGCCGCCAGTATTAAGAAGCCAGGTGTGGTTTTATGGGGAAGCGTTTCGCCTCATGTGTGGGGCTGGAGTTGGACTCATCATAAATGCCCTCATTTACATTTATATAATGAGGTATGCGATATACAACCTTGTTGGCGGCCAAACCTTTTTGACGCTCAACCATCTGGGCAAAACTATATTTGTGATAGAGAATATAAATGTATGAAGTCAATAGAAGTGCCGCATGTGATAAAGGCGATAGAAAAAGTAGAAAAAAAGTTTGTTGGTGTAAAAGCAGAAAATGAAATTGTTTTATGAATAAAAACTTACCAAAAACTTTATACGTTATACTTAATCATAATGCAAAGATGATATCTACCCTTTATTATGAAGAGATGAAGTATTATCAAGAGCAAGATAACTTTGATTTGTTATTGATTGATAATGGGAGCAAGGCATCGGAAAAGAGTATACATACTACTCATTCATTTAAGAAAAATGTTTATTTTAATGGTGCGATCCAATGGGCGTTTAAGTATATGCTGGACCATCCTGAATATGAATATTTAGTTTTTAGTAATAATGATATTATGTTGCATGGTTATCGGTTTGTAGAAACAATGGTGACGATGGCTGAAGAAAATAATTTTACAATGGTGGCACCGTCTGGTATAGAAGGAAACGCTGGACAAAACTTCTGGCCCATTATGCATTGTTGGTATAAGAAAGAGCCAAGAGTAGTGCCGTGGATAGATTTTATCTGCCCATTTATTCATAGAAGATTGATAGAAGAGATCCAGCAGTTTCCTACGTGGTGGAAATCACCAAGTTACGGATTCGATGATTATTCCGCCATCATCTGTAATCGCAAAGGCTGGAAAATGGCAGTGAGTGATTTAGTTACTATTATGCATATTGGTCAATACACCTATCGTGAAGGTTATGGCGAACGTGCCGACGATGGGTTGGATTTATATACTATGCAAGCTATGCATCGCCAAAATTTTGATTGGAATTTTGAAAAAAGCGGATTACAGAAAGAACAATATGAGTTAGATAATAAAAAGTGTTTATATGGTAGAGATAACTCATTAAAAATGGGTAGAATGCCAGCAACTCCGGATGAAGGATATTATGAGAAAAGTCCCGATGCTGAAAGACAATGGTTTCGTAATAAAACACAGCACGAAATTCATAATAAAAGACAAAAAATGTTAGAAAATGATTATCTAAAAAGAAAAGGTTTGGTAAGGAGAAAAAAATAAACATGAATATACTTGGGTTACAATGTGGTTATAATGGTGGCGCTTGTGTTGTTATCGACGGAAACATAGCCGGCTATGCTAAAACTGGTAAGGGTTTTGAAAGAGGCGTAACAAAAAAGGCGATTAAAGAAGCTCTTGATCAAGCTGAATTACGTTTAAAGGATATAGATATTGCTGCAGTAGTAAGTTGGTTTAGTGATAGAGAACCAGACGGCACAGAATGTTGGGATAAGAATGAAGAAAAGTTTTCTATTACCAAAGAAAATGGAATAGAGTATTCACTTGAGGATTTTTCTAATTTTTATAGGAACAACTCAATGGTGGCGCAAGGAACCTACACTTTGAACATTGATAATCAAGCGGTAAAATGTATGATGGTTGATCATTTATTTGCTCACTGTGCTTATGCTTATTTGACTTCACCCTTTACTGAATGTTTGTCTGTTTGTATTGACACACATGACGGCTTTGGAGCTAATAATTGCATCTATTGGATGCAAGATGAAGACAAGGCGTTTAGAATCTGGCGACGAGATCAAACTTTTGCGGCTATAAATGTTTATACTGGGTTTACTGATGTCTTAGGAATGTATCCAGCGATAGAAAATATGAATGCGTTAAGAGAGTTGGCGTCCGATCATAGTGGCGATACAATAGATGTGTCTGATTGGATATGGCCTCAAAATGTACAAATGGGAAATATTTTTCATGGCGATCAAGGCACAGCCTTAATGATTTTAAATGGAATGAAAAATGTTCCAGAAAAGTTTGGATACTTTCCACCGCTGAGTGGAGAAGGAGAAATAGACGATGCATGGATGAATAAAAACGACACTGAAACACACTCTAAACGAGCGTCAATAGCAGCTAATGTATTGGGTGTAGTCGAAGGTTCGCTACGAAACTATGTAGAAAAAACTAAGGTTTTAGGGGGTAATATTGCTATTGGTGGCAAGGTTACGATGTTTGATAATATTGTATCTGAGTTACAAGATGAGAAGACGTATTTTACTCAACCTCACAATGATGATGAGTTGGCTTCGGGCGCTGCTCTCTTTGTGTCCGACCAGTTAATGAAAACTAAAAAGGGAGAGATAATCACAAACACCAAAAAGAAAGTTAATTCAAAGGAGATGTAGTTATGGAAAATACTTATAACCAGATCGTGGAAGCAGTTGAAGAGTTTAAGGCTAATCACGACAAGAATACCAGTGGTAATAAGGCTGCTGGTCTTCGCGCTCGTAAGACAGCAACTGAGTTGAAGAAGCTTCTTACAAATTATCGTAAGGAAAGCATTGATAAAAGCAAGTAGATGAATCGAATACTTGTAATTGGTGATCTAATAACAGATCGCTATAGGTTTTTAAATCCACTTAGGTCCGATCCTGCCAATGACAGTGCTCTTGTTGTAGAGCGAATCCGGCAAGAGTCTGTTAAAGGTGGGGCCGGATTTTTAGTGCGAAATTTAGAATCTTTATGCAGCACTAAGGTAAACTTTTTTCATGCTCCTCATTTTAGATCCTTACCGATGAAGACGAGATATTATGTAGAAGATAAGTTTATTTTACGAGAAGATAAAGGTGATAATATAAAGCATGAGGAAAGAATCATTGATGGGTTTATAAATTATATATTTCCCGAAGATTTTGTGATTATTTCAGATTATCATAAGGGCACCCTTAACCATGAAGATATTTTTCGTATTATAAAAAAATGCCGTGAAGTAGGTGATGTAACTATTTTTGTAGATACTAATTATGTTTATCCAGCGCATGAAAATGTTGATTGGCTAAAAATAAACCTAAAGACAGCTAAGGAATATATAAATAAACCCGACAACGATATTGCTAAAATTATTTCCGAAAAAAATAATTCCAATGTTATTATAACTAAGGGCGAAGACGGACACATAGCTTATCTTAAAGATTTAGAGCAATCCATTTTCTTTACTAAAGATAAAAATAAGAATTTTGTAGATGCTATTGGTGCAGGTGATACATTCCTTGCTGGCTTTGTATCGTATCTTGCCCGACATAATACGGGAGAGCTGCCAGCTTTGGTATATGCCGACATAGTATCTCATTTATCTACCAGTCAGTTAGGGACTATTGATGTAGTGTCGGCTGAAGTAGCAGACGAAGAATATAAGAACGCAAAAACACATATAGAAGAAAAAGAGGATGTATTGCATGTCTATCGCTCTGTTAGTGATGTGCCGTGATGAGTTTAAACCGGTAAAGGATATTATTAAAGCTGTTGAGGGTATATGTGATGAAAAAGTTATTGTTATTACGGGCGATAAGAAAGTACAAGAGTCTGGTGATGTAAAAATATTATACTACCCGTGGCACCACGACTATTCTGCGCCACTTAACGCTGGATTAAGGTTATGTAAGTCGGATTGGGTTTTAAGGTTGGATTCTGATGAAGAAATAGACGAAATCAACCTTAAAAGGGTGGAAAAAGCGGTTAGTTTAAGAGATGATATATCAGCTTACGAAGTGAGCCAAAGGGGTTATTTACCCGAAAAAAGGATTGAATTTGGGGTTAAATCAGTAGAAAACTACAAAGGTTACACTAACGCAGTTGATGATGGATGTATTCGGCTGTTCCGGAACGATCCAAGAGTGTTTTTTCAATATAATACTCATGAAACTTTATATGAGTCATTAAAAAGGGCGAGGTTAAAATATGTAAAGTCAAATATCGTTATACATCACTGGGGCAAGCTAAATATGAAAGATAAAGCTCCCTATTATTATGAGTTAGCTAAAGATAGATTGCGTAGATATCCCGAAGAGTATCAAAGTTATTATTATGTTGGAGTGTCTGCGGAGTTTATTGGTAAGTTAGAAGAATCATACGAAGCTTTTAAGGCTGGTTATGAAAAATATAAAACTGAATACTATCGAATACCGATGGAGTTTATAAAAGAAAAAAGGAGAAATCTAAATGGCAGATTCAATTAGTTTGGAACAGATTCAAGAGCAGCAGAGCCAACTTCAGCAGACGGTTGGTCAGTTGATCGCTCAAAAGGCTACGCTGGAAGATCAGTTGGAAGGTTGTAAGGCTACGTTGGCCTCTAATCAAGGGGCATTGCAATATGCCAACGCTTTAATTCAAAGCGTTACTGAAGGTGCTGAAGGTACTGAAGATGTGGGTGAAGGCAATATTTCGGAAGCTATTGAAGTACCGGATGGCCAAGGCGAAGATATAACTGAGGCAGTTACACTATAAGTCCATATAAATAGTTATAGAATAGTATTTTTGAAATAATAAAGTCATATTTATTATGAAGTTTTTAGGTTTTGTCGTATTTGCTATAAGAAAACTTCGCCTCAAGAGCATACACACTATTGTATATAGCCTTTGCTTTGTTGTTTGACGAAGAAAAATAAAAACTAAATAAAAATACTTTCTTTAACTTTTTATGGAGAAAATAAATGGCTGAAGTATTTGTGTCTCCTGGTGTATATACACAGGAAATTGATGATACTTTTAGTCCGCCGCCTGGTGCTGCCGCTATTGGTGCTGCTTTGGTGGGGTATACTAAGAAGGGCCCGGCCTTTCTACCCACCACAGTTAATTCCTTTGGTCAGTTCAGAGATAAGTTTGGTGGATTAAATCCCGAATTTTATATGCCATATGCAGCTAATTCTTACCTTAGAAACTCTTCGACACTAAGTGTGACGAGAGTTCTAGGTAGGGGTACGGTTGCTGCTGGCACAATTGGTTTTCTTTCGTTTCCCAAGCTGTCGGGATATTCTATCTCGGCTGTGTCGGGTGGCTGTACTGTTTTAGGTACAGTTAGAAAGAGAACGTCGAGCACCGACGACATTCTGTTGAGTGGTTCGCCCACCAACTTCTCGTTGTCTTCTAATGGAACGATTGTTACTGGCTTGTCGATGAATGAAGCAAGCGGCAATTACATTAAGAAGGTGATGGGCACTGATCCTCAAACCTCTCATACAGGCGAGAAACTTACTGATCTTTATGTCGATGCTGTTTTCGATTATGATGTTGGTAACATTAATGGTACAGTAAGTGCAGGTTCGGCTGCTGCTGGTGTTACATTAGATCACGCTTCTATTATCAATCGTGGCGATTCGTTTGATGACGTTACGGGTGGTTTTGCCGCCGCGCAGTCGCCATGGTTTGTTACACAAAACGCTGGTGGTGCTGTACAGAATCTGTTTAGATTTCATACTCGTTCTCATGGACAAATTGAAAATAACTCGATTAAATTTCAGATTTCCAATGTTGAAACTTCTGTTTCTTCATGGCCTCAGTTTACTCTTAGTATTCGTAACGCTGAAGATGATGACCGTCGTCCGGAAATTTTAGAATCTTATGCTAACTTAAGTCTTGACCCTAACGAACCTAACTATATCGCAAGAGCGATTGGTGATCGTAGAGTGTCTTATGACTTAACACAAGATCCTCCTGAGTTGCTGTTTGATGGTGACTATCCTAATAAGTCGAAACTTGTTAGAGTTGAAGTTAACACAAATGGTTATCCCGAAGATTCTAGACCCGCTGGTTTTAGAGGTGTTGGCTCTATTCTTGCACAGACAGGCACTCCTGCTAGTGGACCTACAAGTGGTGGTGGATCTAGTAGTAATAGCGCTCCTGGTGGTTTGACTGCTACAGTTGCTGCATTACCTACTGTAACTACTCAGGTACGTGATGGTCAGGTGGATAAGGCCAAGGTGATGGGTATTAACTTTACATCTAACGGTGTTAGCGATAGACTGAAGAAGACGGTGACTTCGGCTTCAGGTAGCACTACTGCTGATCCTGGCATGTTGTTTATCTCCACTACTGGTGAACTTTCAGGTTCGGGTAGTGTCACTAACTTCACATTGGTTAATATGGTTGGCTCTAACTCTGGTAACTTTGTTAATTCTTCTACTAGACGTACTCAAGGTTTAGAAGATAATGAAGCCTTGAAGTTTGTTGCTCCTGTGTTTGGTGGTTGGGATGGTTACGATCCTCGTAGTAATATGTTGACCATTCAAGATACTGGCACCGTTTCGGGCGACTTCGATGTAGCTAGAAAAACATTGGCTAATCCTGAAGAGGTTGAATTTAATCTGTTGGCCGTTCCTGGCATTACTTCGTCAGGGGCTGGTACACCGATTAATAACTTCCTCAATATGGTTGAGCAACGTGCTGACTCTTTCTTACTTATTGACTTGGCGACTTCTACTTCGACTGGTTCTGGTTTGGCCATGTCGGTTAGTAATGCTCAAGATCAAGCTGGTAAGTTTGATTCTAGTTATGGCGCAACTTATTGGCCATGGGTTAGAATTAATGATAGTGAAAACAATCGTCTGGTTTGGGTACCGCCTTCGGTGGAAATCATGGGTGCATATGCGTTCAATGATAGAGTGGGTCAGCCTTGGTTCGCACCCGCTGGCTTTAATCGTGGTGGTTTGGAGAGAGTATTAGAAGTTAGAAGAAGGTTGACACAGACACAGCGTGATAATCTTTATAACAATACTCCGGGCGTTAATCCTATCGCTACATTCCCAGGCCAAGGTATTGTAATCTTTGGTCAGAAGACGCTACAGAAGAAGCAATCTGTATTGGATAGAGTAAATGTTCGTAGAATGATGTTGACAGTTAGAAAGACAATCTCTAGAATGTCTCGTAACTTCGTCTTTGAGCAGAACAATGCGGCTACAAGAAGTGCATTGCTGAACATGGTTAATAATTATCTTGGTTCGGTTCAAGCAGCCAATGGTATTAACGAGTTCAGAGCTTCGATCGCCGAAGGTGCTGACTTAGTGGATAGAAATGTAATTAAGGGTAAGATTTTCCTCAAGCCGACTACGGTTGCTGAAATTATTATCTTTGACTTTACGTTGACTCCGCAAGGCGCTTCGTTTAGTGAGTAATTAAATTAGGTGTGTGAGGGAAAACAAAACTTCCCTCACACATATATTTATGTTTAGAGATTAAAATATTTCTAAGGATATTTTGGAGATTAGGAATGGCTGATGTTAGATCCGTAAATCAGATGCTTGCGGACACTTTTGAACCGAAGAGACAAAACAGATGGTTCTTCCAGTTTGCTGAAGATGTTATTCCTCAGTTTACTGCTAAGACTTTTGCTCGACCAACATTTACTCAAGAATCTACCACTATTGATTATATTAATAGTAAGAGATATTTGGCAGGTAAGTTTGAGTGGGGTACTGTTGCAATGACTCTTCATGATCCTATCGCCCCTTCAGCTTCGCAGAAGGTAATGGAGTGGGCCCGGTTGGCTCATGAAACAATTTCTGGTCGTGATGGATACGCTGCTTTTTATAAGAAGGATTTTTCCCTTCATTTGATGGATCCTGTTGGCGTTACTGTTGAACAGTGGGACATCAAGGGCGCTTTTATTACGGATGCTGATTTTGGCGGTTTGGATTATACAAGTGGTGAGCCGGTAGAAATTTCTATTACGGTTCGTCCCGACGAGTGTATTCTGAGATACTAATAATAGTAGTTTATTTATAGATGTTTGTTTATTAAAATTTCTTGTAACTATACAAGAAGGAGTTTTTTAGTATGAGTGAAGAAAAAACTGCGTCAATTCAATTTGGCGAAGATGAAGAGCAACCAGTTTCTACAGATATAAACCCGCAAGAGATCGAAGACAATCCTGCAGAGTATGCACGTAAAGTAGCGTCTCAAAAGGCTAGTGAATATGATCAGATGGCGGGTTTTTCTGTGCCTCGCGACTTCGTAATGCTTCCTTCAAAAGGAAGAATCTATCCTCCCGATTCGCCTTTACATAACTTGGAAGAAATCGAAGTAAGACACTTAACTGCTGCTGATGAAGATATTTTAACTTCTCGCGCATTGTTGCGAAGCGGTAAAGCTATTGATACAATGCTTTCAAATGTTCTTTTAAATAAAAGTATCAATATTAATGATTTTATTTCTGGTGATAAAAATGCTATTTTAACTTTTCTTAGAATAACAGGGTATGGGCCGGATTATGATGTAGAGGTTGATTGTCCTGAATGTAATGAAACCATTAAACATCAGTTTGATTTAACCAAGTTAACAATGAGATTTTTAGATGTAGATCCTATATCTGCTGGCCAAAATAGATTTGAATTTATTTTGCCGTCCGGTATTCGTATTGAATTTAAATTACTCAATAGTGCTGAAGACCAAAAAATTGCTGATGAACAAGAGAAATTAAAACGCACTACTAATTCTCCATTAGAAAAAAATGTAACTACAAAATATAAGCATCAAATTATTAGTGTTGATGGTAAAGAAGACCAAACCTTTATTAATAATTTTGTAGACACAATGAATCTCCGCGACTCAAGAGCATTTAGAACTTATTTAGAAGAAGTCGAGCCTGATGTTGACATGAAACAAGACTTCAAATGTCGGATGTGCGGGCATAGTGAGGAGGTGGAAATACCGGTAACGGTAGGTTTCTTTTGGCCTGAGTCCTAAAAATAAAGAATACATTATAGAAGAGGTTTTCTACTGTGTTAAGTATGGTGGCTTAAGTTTTGCCGATGCTTATAATTTATCGGTTAAATGGCGCCATTGGTGGCTAAATAAAGTAAGTGAATCTAATGAAGAAGAAAATCAACAGCGTCTCAAGCCCGCTACAGTAGCTGTTCAACCACAAGCTCGTTCGTTAAGAGCAAGAGATGTTGGTCGTTAATATCTATCCCCTTATAAATTTTGTTATAAGGGGATATTTATTTATGTAGAACTCTACAGGGAGAATTTTTATGAAAGAAGCAGCTTCACCACATGCAAAAATAATAGATCCTTTTGCTGAGAAATCCGGCGGAATGAATTTTGGTAGTTTGGCCAAAACTGTTCTAGCGGGCCTTGGTATTCATTCTGCTATTGATTTCATTCGTAGCAAATCTTCTGATAAAACTACAGTCCAAGATAAAAGAAATAAAGACGAGTTGAAGAAGATAGAAAAAGAAATGAAAAAGAATAAAAAGTTGCAACAGAAATTAAATGCAAAAGGTATGACTCTTGACGATGTTATGCGTCAAATGAAGAAGAATAGAAAGTAATATAGATGGCAGATATTGGTAATCAACTTGAAGGGGTCGAAGGTGGCCTAGAAAGGTTTTTAGACGCTTTAGACAGCGCCTCTGTTAAGCTAGGCAGTAATGCTGCTCTTGAGTCTAGAATTGCGCGTGAAGAGTTTAAAAGACTAGATCAAGAAAAACGCTTTAAAATGAAAATAGAAAAGATGGAAAAAACCCGTCTAAAGCAAATTACTGAATCTGTTAAAAATATGAAGTTGTTTAATAAAAGTATTGGCGACATGGGTAAGGGGATGTTGAAGAGTATGGGTGGCCTAGCCAAAGCCGGTGCTAAAGCCGGCGCCATCGGTGGTTTAGTTATTGCTGTTAAGTTCTTAATTGATGGATTGTTTAAGGTTGATAATGCGATGGCTGCTTTGTCAAAACGCACAAGTATGACTAGGGGTGAGTTAAAAAGTGTAGGAGAGGCAGCAACAATGGCCCGCGATCAGACGGCCAAATGGGGTGTTAGTCTGGAACAGGCATATGCTGAAGCTGGAAATTTAGTGGAACAATTCGGCAGTGCTCATATGGTATCAGAACAATTAATAACAGATAGTCTTGCTTTACAAAAAGGTTATGGATTAGCTGCAGAACAAGCGGGTGCATTAACAGAAGCATTAGAAAGAACAGGTAGAGCTGGCGAAGCCTTTAGGGATTCCGTAGAAGCAATTTCTGGTAAAGTTGGA